ACCAGCAAGGCTACCTTGGCTGCGGGTATAGCGCTGGGTCTGGCGCGGGCGCTATCTACCTGTTTGATGACCGGACGGGAACAGCGGTGAATCGCTACCGCAACACAGTAAAGAAAGCCAGTGGCGTTACGGTGTTCGATGCGATTGCACGGGAAGACGTGCACCAGTCTGGCAAAAAGGCAATCATCACTTTCACGCACTCCGCTGCAGCTGGCAACAAAAGCTACATGAACGGCGCTGTATTAAAATCCGCTTCTATTGCCGTGGCCTTTGATACTACTGCCAGCGGAGAGCATCCTTATATTTTGGGCGCGAACGTAAGCAACGCCTTCCCATTCAACGGCGCATACTACGAGATTCTTGCTTGGAACCGCGTTTTAACCGATGCGGAGCTTGGCAAGGTGTGGCGATATTTGGGGGCGCGTCATGGCATATAACAAGGGCATTCCAACCTATATTTTGGCCGGACAGAGCAACGCACGGGGCAGCGCAAACTTTACCGACACCCCTACGGTTTCTGGTGTGGTGCGGACGGCTACGGCCAATGCGTTTGTTTACGATGCGGCTAATTCTGGTGGTGGCGGAACGGGCGATTTTCTACATCTTCAGATAAGCTCCACGGGCAACACTAACCAGACAAACACGGGCAAGCTTGGCTGCGAGGGCAAGCTCTGCAAAAGCCTGATGGATTCGCTTGGTGAGGACGTGTTGTTGCTGAAGTATGCCATAGGCGGCACGTCGCTTGCGGTTGATTGGCTTCCGCCTGGCGGCGCAACGCTGGTTAATTTCAAGACGGAAATAGCGGCAGGCTATCGCAAGGCTCGCAGCCTTGGCATGAGGCCGGAGATACGCGGGATTCTCTGGTGGCAGGGAGAATCCGATAGCCAAAACGGCACATGGGCGGCGGCTTATGAGGCAAACCTCACCGCGCTGATTGCAGATATGCGGAGCTTTTTCAGTAACCCGTCCTTGCCGTTTCTGGCGGTGGTGCTGGATAATGATGATGGTGTGGCATACCCACACATGGCAACCGTCAATACGGCTATCGCGGACGTAATCGCCGCCACCGACAATGCCTATCTGATAGATGAAACACCCTTCACATGGACGGACACTATCCACGCTTCTACGGCCTCCTGTGAGGCTGTGGGCGCGGCTGCTGCAACACAGTTTTTGGCGATTGATTGATGGCTAGCATCACAGACTTTGGAGCACTTCCAGCACCGAACGACTGCACGCACGCTTTCCAGATGGCGTTGAACGCTGGCGGCGTGGTGACTGTGCCGTACGATCCGGCTGGGTGGAACATCAGTGCGCCGCTTGAAATCGCTGGCAACACCAAGCTTGTGTTTGAGACACGCTTTACTACCCTGCGGAAGTCCGGCGGTACGGACTGGTTTATACTGCACGGAAGTCAAATCGAAATAACGGGCGGTTTGTTTGATGGCACAAACTGCATCGGCGCTCCGCTGTTTAGGCTTGATACCAGCGCAGGCAATCTTGATGACATTCACATTCACAACATGCAGCTACGGAATTGCGGCGGCATCATTGCAGATAACGGTGGCGCGGGGCTGGTAACGTCCTTGTGGCTGAAAGACATTAAGAGCATGGGCACGCGGGACACCGCCGTGTGGCTGCGGCGCGGGTATGCGTTTATAAACTTCCAAGACATCGGGATTGATTACGTTCAATCCCCTGCCGTGGTGAACGGTGCGGCGTTTATACTGGAAAACAACGCAGGCGCGGTGCTGGAAAACGTGCATATCCTTGGCCACCCGAGTGCGGGCACGGCAGCGCATGGCTTCTGGTTCAACAACTGCATCAGCGTTCGCGCCTCAAACTGCATGGCTGATACGGTAGGCGGGCAGGGGTGGCGGTTTCAGGATTCTGACGACACCTACCTATCCAACTGCACGGCGAGCCTCACGCGGCAGCACGGCTTTGCGTACTACAACACATTACGCCCCTACAGCCGCCACGTTGCCGCCAACACCAACGCTTACAGCTGCTGGCTTGGGGTTGGCACGGGTAATAGCAACGTGCATCTCAACTGGCACGGGGGGCGTCTTACGCACAACACAGTCAATAATTACTGGCTTCAGGCTGGCGGCACGGGGCAACGGTTGGAGGCTGTGCAGGTTGGTGCAGCATTCGTAAATGTTCAAGGTGGTGCATCGGTTGTAATGGGGTAGCGATGGATGATATTGGCATGAAACTAGCTCAGACAATCAAACGGGTGGATGATCTGGAAGAAGCTCACACCGAATGTGAGAAAAGCCGTTCAACTATTGAAGAGCGCCTCGCCGCTCATGAAGCCATTCTTGTTGAGCTTCGGGAAATCAATACCTACCTGAAAGACATCAATGCGGCGCTGCGTGTGCTGGTGGCCATTGGCGACGGCCTCAAGTGGCTGGCTGGTGTCATGGCGGCGATGTACGCCATCGGGTATGCGGTTAAGAGGTGGGTGCTGTCATGAAGCAGGCAACCCTTAAGCGTGGCTTTCACAGCCCTTTTGTTACGCTTGGGATGCTATTTGTTGAAGGCGTAGGCCAGAATACTCCACTCTATACGCTGGAAGAGCCTTGGCAAAACAACAAGCGCAAGGTGAGCTGCGTACCGGCGGGGAAATATCTGTGCGTGCCACACAATAGCGCAAAATACCGCAACGTGTGGCGGCTGCAAGATGTGCCTGGCCGTGATGGCATTCTAATACACGCCGGCAATACCACGCTGGATATTGAAGGATGTATCTTGGTTGGCATGTCGCATGGCGTGATGCACGGTGAAAATGCCGTGCTGAAAAGCCAGCAAGCCATGGGGTTTTTGCGGGCATTGATACTACCATCAGAATCGTTTGAACTGTTAATCACTTAGGAGGCGTTATGCTTAAGTACGTTTTAGACCGATTGAAAGAACCTTCCACATGGCGCGGGATTTTGGCCATTCTCACGGCGGCTGGTATTACGCTCACGCCGGAACAAGCTGCGGCTGTAACTGCGGCTGGCTTGGCTGCTATTGGTGTTGTAGCCGCATTCTTCCCTGACAAGCTGAAAGGCTAACCATGGAGCTTCTGGCACTGTTTGGCACGTTGGTTGTTGCGCTGCTGGTAGCGGCGCTACGGTATGCCTCAAAGGTTGGCGAATTGGAGGAAGAGCGTGATACTCTGGAAAAACGCGCAGAGGCCGTGGAAACGGCACGGCAAATCAGGGCTGTTGTTGATCAGCTTCCTGATGATGACATTCAGCGCCGCGTGCTCCTCAATTCAAGGTGACTTCTGCGGGATAGCCACGGAGATAACACCCAACCGCGCCGCAGTGATGGCCATGGATGGCATCACGCTGCGGCAGGTGCATGCTCATAACTGCATCGGCAAGAAGCTGTGCGGCTGGGATGTGGCTGGATGCGATTAAGGTAGGGGTACCGACATTCTTGTCGGTACCGTTGCCGCCGCAAGCCATGTTGAGGATGGCAAAAAGAAGCATGGTCATATACAATCATCCACGCCTACTATTTTCCTAATGGCCTGTATCTTCTGCGCCATGTCATTTGCAAAAATCTCTGGCTTATACCAAGAATCGATAGAAACCTTAGAGCCATCATCGAAGAACCCGTGCTGAATAGATACGGCGTTCTTTGGCTTGTTATCAATTTGGGTTTCTAAAGCGGCCTCAAAAAATAGCGCAGTCATGCTATGTTTAGATGTTGGCAGCGCAAATTTAATGAATTTAAAAAACATACCAGAGGTAAGCTCTGGGTGGTCTGGGTTGGGATAGGTAATACATGCGTATCTAGGTTCTGTTTCGTCAAATCCTTCGCATAGTTCTACCCAAGGCATTTGATATGCGTATTTGCTGCTATCAATGAACTTTTTAACAACGCTATCCGCCGAATCAATGCAGACTTGCAGCGTGTATTTGACTATTGCTTTCATAAAGATTCCTTTCTTGGCGGTACCGTCTATTGTGTTGTTAATCAGCAATTATTTTTTGCACTTTTTCGCATTTTTCATCGCTTAGCCTGTGCATCTCACAAAACTGATGCACGCTTTCAGCTTTTGCGTAAGCTATGTCAATATTTACACCATGCCAAAGGCACAGACTATAGCCAGCTATAGCTGTGAAGATGGGAATAAAATTACTCACCCCTCAATCTCCCCACAAAAGAACGCTCTGCCGTTGCGGATGGCGGGTTCGGTTTTTCTATCAAAAATAAACAAACCATCATCATCAATATCACCATCCTTCGGCGCAAAAATATGCTCGTCGTCTTGGCTTGCTACAAATACGGCATCAAATTTTGGGTGCTCGATGCAACGAGCAATAGCCCACAATGGTAACTCACGTTCTGGCTTGTGGCTTCCATTTTCATAAAAAAACCTAACTCCATAATGCTTTGCGATTCTTTGAACGCATCTAAAGAATTATCAGCAAGCTCTGCAAAGCATTGCCACGCTTCAAATGGTATATCTCCTAGCGTTCTTAAAATTCTCGGAGTTGGGGTTACATCAACTGTTGACTGCATACTGCCTCACTTAATTTTCTTGAGATATTTGGCTATGGACACAGCCACTGTGTGCGCCAACATAGGAGGCACGGCATTGCCAATCTGCATCACATTACTGGTGGCAGAATGGGGAAATAAAAAGTTATCTGGAAACGTTTGCAATCTCGCACACTCTCTTATGGTCAGGCGTCTTTGCAATGCGTAGTGAAATTGCACTCTAGATTTAGCGTTGGCTCTAATTGTGTATGATGGTTGGTCTGGCTTGGAGACCTCATCACCTTGGCCATTACCTTTTTTTGCTTTTGATGCTTTGAAATGCTGAGATTGATTGGGTATTGACTCGTCATCTACAGACTCCAAGTCTTCAATAGCCCACCTTATACTGCGATGCGCTTCAGGATGTGTCGGCGTTGGTTTCTCTGGAAAACCAGGAAGGTCATTTCGCACTCCAACTATAAAAAGTCGCGTTCTACTCTGTGGAATCCCATAATCAGGTGCATAAAGATTCCAAACATTGAATCTGTATCCGCAAGACTCAAAGTCTGAGATAATTGTTTGGAGAGCTTTACCATTATCAATGTTTGCAAGACCTGGAACATTCTCACCAACGACTAACATTGGCTTATGAGCATCCATATATTTCATTAAAGCCGTGTATAATCGGCCTCGATCAGAATTTAGACCATGCCTTGGCCCACAAGTAGCGAAATCTTGGCATGGGAAGCCACCAATTAAAATATCGGCGGCAGGCACAGACAGGGGATTGTAATCTGAAAGGTCTTTTACCTCAGCATGCGGGGAGATATTCTTTTTATATGTTTCTATGCACTTGGCATCAAAATCGTAAGCAGACAATATATTGAAGGGATTGCGCTTAAATTCAGTTCCTTTGTAACCGAAGCCACCAACGAATCCTAAATCCAGCCCTCCACAGCCACAAAAGAAAGAGACGGCAGAAATTGCTTCTTCTGCCTTTTTTGCCGAATTTTTTTCAGCCTCTGCGCTCTTCTTCAAAATACCTTTCGGCCTTGTTGAAGGTAAAATAGTTTTTTTCTTTGCCATATAGGCGGCCTCAATCGGGCATCTGAATATGCGTTTCATTTCACCTCCTCCGGCATAATAAATGGTTTTCCGCCTCGCATGATTATCTCGTTTAGGGGCTCGCCCTCAAAATGCTCTCCTATGCCTGCAAAGTGAAAGTAACCAAGCGTTTTGGTTATCTCTTGGAATTGAGGTATCAGGAATCCCCCGCTTATTCTCATTGCGGCATAATGCTTCTTGAACCGCACCGAGTCCCCCTCGCGCACCTCAAAAACAATCGGGTCGCTGATGACGTAAATCACCGCAGGTATGGTGTAACCGTTAAAATCCTTGCCGCTAAGGGAAACGCAATAGTCAATACCGAAGGTTTCCTGCATGTATCTGGCTTCGCCCATCTCGCGCCATTTGTATTTGTAGATCGGCTCCATCACATCCCCCTCAAAAAATCGTCGTTATAGTTTTCTTCTGCCAGCCCATGCCACACCGGCTTAGGCTCCTCTGGCTCGTGCCTTGATTTGCGTGGCTGGCGTGCGTACACCCTAAGCTTTTCGGCATTTTCAGCGGCCACCAGCGCCATATGGCAGGGCTTGCACATACGGCCACGGCGTTCGTGCTGGCGAGCCTTGGGATCGTATGGGTAGATAAGGCCGCAGCATGTGCACTTGCGGTGGGTGAGTTTTTGCATATTAAGCTCCTGTGTAGGCGCGCAGTGCCTTTGCTATGCGTGAGTTTTCTCTCAAAAGGTCAAACAGTCCATTTGCATTGTGGCCTCTGGTTTCGCTCACTAGGTAATCTTTCTGTATGATGGTTAGGTCGCCATTCACCCTTGGCTGGTTGTCGCCCATGACGTACACCACCGAGCGTTTGCTGTAGTACGCCATCACTGATGGGCGGCTGCTTTCATACATCCGCACTTCTAAGTGGCTATCGTCCCACGCGCTCATCCCCGGTTGGCTGCTGTCATACACCCACACCTTTGCAAAGCTTTTGTCATACGTAGCCAGCTCCGGCTGGCTGCTGCCATACACCCACAAATCTACGCGGCTTTCATCGCACGTAGTCAGCTCTGGAGCGCTATCACCTAACACATCCACCCTTACGCGGCTGTTACCCTTCACCCACAGCGTAGGTGCACCTTCTGCGATGGAAAGCTTACCTCGCATCCCACTTATATCGAACTCCCGTTCTCCGGCGGCGTAGGCTGTGTCAAACTCGGCTTGTGTTGTAATTTCTCGCATGTTAAGCTCCTATTGCTTTACCGTTAAGCCACCGTCGGCGTCCACCACACACCGCACCTTGTGGCTTTCGCACGCGGCTTCCAGATCACTGTAGCGCGGCGAGCCGTATGGGGCGTAGGTGGGATAGTCTGGCACCAGTAAAAACTGCATGGTGGTGCAGATAATGAACACCATGAAGGCGAATATGGATAGTGTGTAGGTGATGCTATAGGTCATTGGTTGTCTCCACCAAAAGCCTTGTCACCAGCCGCAACCAGGTCATAAAGCGCGCCAACATCAAACCGCGCCAACGCTGCAACACAATCAAGGGCGGCATTTTTAATCTTTGGCGTTGTGCCGTGATGCGCCAGAAGATGCGAAATCCCTTCGGCGCGGATGATGCAATCCTGCAATTCATCAATCATTCTGTGTTGTTCGTGTTTCATTCTAACCCCCGTTGATTTTTGGTATGCACAAAATAACACGGCGGGTTTTTATTGCAAGTATTTTTTTTATGTGCATAATAAAAATCGTAGTGACCTGCTACATCTGATCCCTGTTACTTCGCCGCCTGCTTCTGTGGGCGGCTCTTTTTTGGGGTGTTATGAAAGACAACAAGCAAAAACGGCCACGCGGCAGACCACGCGGGCGCTCGCATACACGGGTTTCTATTTCAGTTCCGAACGAGGATTATGACTATGTGGCAAGCCTTGGTGAAACACCTTCGCGCGCGTTTTGTGAGGCCATCGCCAAAGCAAAAGCCTATGACCAAATGCAGCAAAAATGATGATCTCTGGTGCTATTGGGGCTGGTTTTAGGCAAGCGATTATTACACCCTACGCGCCCAGCCGTAGCCTTCTTCTTTGACGAAAGCCAGCACAGTTAGCTCTGATATGCCGTAAGCCAGCAAAGCCATATCGGCCTCCAGGCGGTCTTGGCGGCGGGCTATTTCGTCTTGCCGCCCCATGATAATGGTGAAAAGCTCCAAAACCTCCGGCGAAACAGGGGGCTTTTTGGTGCGAAGGCGGGGGCTGTAAAACGGCTTAAGTTTTTTTGTTCGTTTGGGCATGACTCCTCCCTGCTCATTATCACGGCATACCTACCGTGATGGCAATCATCTAAAGGGTTGGCGACGTGCCAACCCTGAACGTAATAAGACTCAACGAGGTGCTTGCTGACGTATTTATAAATCACAATAGCCGCTCTTGAATGCTTGTATTTCGGCTCTTTACCTGAGATAGGTTGATTTTTGCTTGCTTAAAATACGACTCCTTAAGCTCAACGCCTATTCCCTTCCTGCCCATGCTCACGGGGCTATAAACCTCGCTACCAACCCCCATAAAGGGCGTGAATACAATTTCATCCGGATTACTATAAAGCTCCACCAGCCTATCAATAACGTCAAGCTGCAATGGGTGGACGTGCTTCTCGTCATCCTCCTCTTTTGTGTCTTGAAACGGCAAAACTTCATCAATGCGAATATCGTCCCATACGCTTGATGCGTAGCGCTGCCAGATGAAGTGAGATAGCTTATTTGTCTTTGGATCTTGCCAGCCACTGTATTGCTTATTCAGCACCTCCCACAAAGTGTCGCAATCAAAGTTAGTCCCGTGCGCGTTGTTGTATGCTTTGAGCATATGCGGCAATACTGGCGTTGCCCCAGCATAATGGGTAAGGCCGAACGGATGGGATACAGGAACCTCATTATCTCCGCGCTTTTTGAAAACCAGCACATAATCCGGCATAGCCGTGAAACTCTGTGTTGAATCCTCCACTATCAGCTTATGCATCAGGCTACGAACCATGGTACGCATCCTGACCTTAAGAGGCTCCTTCCATACCGTTATTTTGTTGCGGTAATCGAATCCATGGCGCTCATGAATCTTTATTATCTCGTGCGGAAAATCCCATAGCTTCTCCGTCTTGGAATCCATAACATCGGTGCAATGAACCGCCGTAATCCGCCCCTTTTTGGTTATTCGTGCAATTTGCTCAACAAGAAATTCATACTGCTGCAAAAACTGCTCCTTAGATTCGCAGTTGCTGAAATCATTTTCAGACGATGAGTAGTTATAAAGGCCAGCAAACGGAGGCGAATATACGCTGAAATCTATAGAGCAATCAGGAAGTGACGGCGTGATATACATGCAGTCGCTGTTATAAATTGAGTAGCGATCTGTTACGACTTGATCTTTAACCGTGCTCATGTTCATTCTCCCAAAAAGTTAGGTAGTTGTATTGGTTTGTCAAAAGATTTAACAGTGTCGTAATAAACAGAATTGATAGAGCTGTTGAGGCTGGTGAAAAGATCATCTGCCTTTTTCGCCTTCTTGCGGATAGGTTTAGTTTGGGAAGATTGGTGTGAAAAAATCACATCCCTATCACAGGCTCTCAATGGCTTTCCTGCTGCAACAAATTGATCAAAAGTGATATATTCCGTTCCATTTCTGAGATCCGTTCCAGCCAACGCTTCTTTTAATTGTAATGCGACCTCATATGCTAGGCGAGGTGGAACCGCATTTCCAATCTGCTGGTATTTAGATTTAACAGTACGCCCATCAAATCGGAACCAATCAGGGAATGTCTGTATGCGTGCGATTTCTCTAACCGAAAATATACGCTTCTCAGTAGGATGCCAGACACCTGCATTTTCTGGCTTGAATGCAGCGGTAATAGTACCAGCCACTTCATCGCGGTGAAACCGTCGGTAAAATTTTGGCCAGCGATAGCGTTCTATGTTATCCCAAATACGCTGCAAACGCGGGGGTAATTTGTCATACGGTATATCTTTCCAAGAGCCGCCCTCGGGAACCATCGCTCCAATATGGATAGCCTGGGGATTCAACTGCATCAATTCCGTCTGATTATGGGCAGTCTTTTTTAAATCAAGAATAATGTGCTTGAGGCTTAGGTCGTCTCTGTCTACGGGATGAGGGAATGAGAATCTACCCTTCGATGTTTTCTCTATGCCCACAATAAAAACACGCAATCTTTTTTGAGGCACATTGTGTCGTGAAGCATCGATAAGGCTAAAAGCCACATCGTAACCCAGCTCATCAAGCTGTTCACAAATTTCTTGAATCAAGAGCTTTTCGCCACTCTTGAAAGACAGTAGCCCCCTAACATTTTCGAATACAACGCTTCTAGGTTTCAAGACGCGCACATAATCGATGGCAGTCTGAAACAGTGTACCACGGTCATCCTGAATCCCTTTTCTAGAGCCCGCATTAGAAAAGGGCTGACAAGGGAATCCCGCCGTCAGCACATCAGGGCGCTTAGGAAATTTCGGGATTTCTATTGTTCTAATGTCCTGATCTACGATCTCTCCAATGTTTGCACGATAAGTTGTGCAAGCATCAGGATTAATGTCGTTGGCGAATATAGTTTTGAAGCCAGCCTGATGGAAGCCGAGGTCGAAGCCGCCACACCCAGAAAACAGGCTTACATGAGTGAGCTTCTTATCTTCAGCTTTAGCAGGACTTTCAAATATTTCCCACGGCCTGCCTTTGGGGGGTGCAGCATCGGCCGCATTAGCAATTGTTTTCAATGTCGTTGAGAGCAGATTTTGGAGGGTGGTGTGCTTTTCGTCAGCAATCTCTTTGATTTTGCCATGGGTCTCTTTGTCGACTTCCACCGTAATGGTTTTTATCTCAAGGCGTTTCCTGCGGGCAGCCTGAGACAATCGCACTGTTTCAGCACGACTCCTTCCATCTTTTGTCTTCTTTTTTGTTGGAGTTGGCATTCGATCTCACTGCTATAATTTTCATCTGAGACTATAACTTCGTTGTTTACATGTAAACATGTTTTCCAGATGATCGACAGAAAAATATCAAACTCTTTCCGTCGCTGTTATAAATTGAGTAGCGATCTGTTACGACTTGATCTTTAACCGTGCTCATGTTCATTCTCCCAAAAAGTTAGGTAGTTGTATTGGTTTGTCAAAAGATTTAACAGTGTCGTAATAAACAGAATTGATAGAGCTGTTGAGGCTGGTGAAAAGATCATCTGCCTTTTTCGCCTTCGCCATCAAAGCCTCAACAACCTTCCCCTGACCGTCGGAATAAACCAGATCGCACACAACGGGGCGCTGCTGTCCAAACCTCCAAAAGCGGCGGATGGCTTGATAATACTGCTCATAGCTGAACGTGGGAAAGTATACCGTGTGGTTGCAATGCTGCCAGTTTAAGCCAAAGGCCGTTATTTTGGGCTTGGTTATAAGTTTTTTAATGTCTCCCTCAGCAAAAGCGAGCAAAAGCTCCTCCTTTTTGTCAATAGACATGCTGCCCTTTATCTCTCTCGCCCCTGAATCCATCTCAGCCAATATCTCGGCTTCTTTGTTAAAGTTGCACCAGTAAACGCTGGTTTCATGCTGTGAGGCCAATTCTACGGCTTTGGCGCACCTGTTCTCAATGGTTGCCTTCTGCTCCTCCCTCACCTCTGTTAGGCGAGATGATTGCATGGCAAAAAGCTGCATCTGCCCATCGATGCAAAGGTTGCTATCGTTAAAAACCTTGTGATGATTCGTGATAAGGTCAGGAAGCTTAAAGCGATCATCCGGAAAACCTAAGTCGCTTGGCTTTCTCATTGAGATAGACCAGCTACTAACCCACTCAAAAAAATGCTTGGTTGCGTGGCTTTTCAGAAGCCATTTAGTCCCGATGTTTTGCGGTTTAATAGTATCCTCATTGTTTGTAAAAAACTTTGAGAGCATATCCATATAACCCATATAGCCTAGTGCCTCGCTGGAGGTTCCAAGTTCTACAAAGTCATTTGGGCTAGGCGTTGCCGTGAATAAAAAACGATAATCTATGTTTTTCATAAATCGCGTGATTGCCGCCTTGGTGGCTCCATCAAAGTTTTTAAGAATGGAGCTTTCATCCAAAACCACACAGCCAAAGTCGCTTTCGCTAAACTTGTCTAGCCGCTCATAGTTGCAAACAACAATATCGGCCTGATGCTTGCCGTCCTTGGAGTATTCTATTGATCCAATATCAAAAACCTTTGCAGCCTTTATGAATTGATAGGCAACAGCAAGGGGCGTGATTATAAGCGATGGCTTATTGCAATGCTTGGCGTATTGCTCAGCAAGCCAAAGCTCAATAATCGTTTTGCCCAAGCCAGTGTCCAAGAATACACCAGCCCGACCCTTCTTTATAGCGTACTCTCCCACATATTGCTGATAATCAAAAAAATGACGATTGAAGCTATAACCAGAAGATAGTCCGTAGTTATAGGCTTTGTGCTTTTTTGCCCTAATAAAATCCATATAATCCATATTGATCCCCTTGTTTGTTTTTTATAGTTTTGCACATACTAAAAATATGTGCAATATTTTTCACACCACCTCCCCACAAAAGCACGGCTTTGGAAAATCTATCAGGTCAAGATACTCGCACACGCGGCGGGCTATCTCTTTTGAGGTGACCCTCTCACCCTTCAGCATGTAGGCCTGCGTCACGTTGCAAACGTTCATGCCCCAGATATGATTGGCAAGCTGATACGCATCAAAGCCAGAAACATATTGCTTTGCTTTGGCGCGATACTCTGGCGAGTCCATCAAGTCAAAAATCAAAGACTCTCTGATTTTCATCTCTCTGCTGATTATTTCAACATCCCACCCCAAAAGGTGCAGATCAATAATGTCGGTTATGGCTTCATCCGAAAAGCCACCCCTAGGCATTGTCGCCATCCGCTTGGCAAAGCAGTTTACGAATCCGCCGCACTACGTCCATCGGTAACGTGACAGGCGGAAGGTTGGTGACGATGTTGCCGCCCTTGCTTCCGGTGGTGATCACTTGGCGAGTGATTCGCAGCCCCTCGCTGGTTAGTTGTAAGTAGGTTTCTAGGTTCGTTTCCATTGGTTGCCTCTCCCTAAAATAAATCAGCCATCAAAGCTAATTGCTCTGACAGTAGGCGCGTTTCTGGATTGCCGCTTAACTCGCGCGATGATTTCTGTAAAAAATCTACAAGCTGGCTTCGCAAACAAATCGGCTCCGGCACAACAATTCCGTTCGGTGCCTCTGCGGATCGAAAGAGAGCAGCATCGTTTTCGCTAAGCCTTCCTCTTTTATAAAGAGAGGCCACCATCTCTATAGCCTTGTCTTTGTAGTCGTATAAATCGACGCTGAATGTGATTTCCATTGGTTGACTCTCCTGTTTGGTTTTTAAGATTTAAGTTGTTCAAGCCATGCCTCGACATAGCCTTGTGCTTCCTCAAGGCCGTAGGCGGTGGCGTAACTGGTGTTGATGGATTGAAGGTTGGCTAGGTAGCCTTCCGCCCATTCTTTTTGTGTGTATCGCATACTTCCCGTCTTGGTTTTCAGTTCCAAAAAAAACACATGCAAAACAGAGCGACCGCGATAAAAAAGCAGCAGGTCAGGGCATCCAACATCGACCCCCATAGTCAGCTTATGGCGGCTATCTTCATTAAGGGTGGCTATGACATGCACCTCCGCCGGAATCCACTTCACAAGGGCGCGCTGTATGGCGGCCTCCACAGCACGTGGGCTTCTGCGTTTAGTACGGGATTGAGTCGTCATCTAACCCTCCAACCGTTGCAGCCTCTTTTTCAAAGTCATATGAAACAATCCTTGGATGCTCGCCGCTATGGTCAACGGTGATTCTGGCCGGATGATCAAGGCGGCTTACCTCAAAACACAAGTCATCAAGGCTCATGGAAAGCATAACCTTGTCATCCATCGACAGGCCAAACTTCTTAAAAAACGCCAATGCCTTCCCGCGTGCAAACTCGCTCGCATTGTGCGGGCTTATCCATTCGGCAATGTTGCCATATTTGCCATATTCACAAAAATAACTGATGCGGATTGACTGCTTATCCGTACCCCTCTTGGTGTGAACGTTGGCACGCCACCCCGTCACATCATAGGTCTGTATTGCTCCCTCGTACACCGGCTGGCTATAAACGTCCGCATCGTAGGCATGGTCAATTTTGCGAACCTCTGCCAGCGGGAACACATATCCACAATCATCGCAAATCCGCTCAAAAGTGTTTACCCAGCCCTCACACTTTGGGCACACCTTGCCTTGGCGCGGCGCCATCTCTCGCCCTTTGCCTTTGTCCTTCCATGGGCTTCCAAGCGCTCCATGGCTTTGCAGGTTATCGCCCATATCCAGCAGCAAAAACTCCGTCTTGCCCTCATAAAGGCGCGTGCCACGATAGGCCATCTGCTCAAAAAGCCGCTTGCTTTTGGTGGCGCGAAGAATTGCGACCATGTCAATGCACGGTATATCAACACCCACCGTCAAAAGCTGGCAATTTAACAGCCACTTAAACCGCCCTTCCTCAAAGTCTGGAATAATTATATCGGATAGCTCATCCTTGTCTGTGCCGCCCGTCACCACCTGTACGGACTCCCCATTGGCTTCCAGTGCTGTTGCAAGCATGTCGGCGTGAGCAATACTTTGGCAAAAAACAAGGGGATGCTCCCTGTCTTTGCCGTAGTGCATCAAGGTTTGCAGCGACCTCTTAAAAAGCTCCGGCTCTGTGTAAACTTGAGACAAAACCTTTTGGTCATATTCGCCAAGGCTCACAGGAACCTTCGCTAGGTCTGGCGTTGCGCCAACCTTGTTTTTGGGAGGCACAATGTAGCCCTTATCAACAAGCGGCTTGATGGGGATATTTACAATCTCTTCCCCCCACTCAATGCGACCGCTCTTGGTGCGATATGGCGTAGCCGTCCAGCCGATAATGCGCGGGTCTCCGTTTCTGGATAGAAAGCGCCAGTATTGGCTATCCTCTCCGCCATCCTCCGGCGGCACTTCATCCACCTCGTCAATCAAAGCAACATCAAACACCTCTCCACTGACTCGAGCGATTGACTGAATGCTTGCAACGGTAAGCGGCTTCGTTAGGCATTTTTCATCCAGAGCCGCGCAATATATCCCGCATTGCTCCTGATATTTTGGTTTAAGTTTTGCCTTATTCTGGCGCAAAAGCTTCTCATTGCGTGCCAGCACAACCGTTCTCAATCCTTGGTCAATGCAAAACTCTGCTGTTGCGGCAATCATAACGCTCTTCCCTGATCCCCCAGGAGCGGTGACGTATCCATGCAGCGGGGCGCGGTATTTGATGAAGTTTCTCACCGCATCAACTGCCTGCGCCTGGTAGTCTCGTAGCTGCATGGGGCGCTCTTAGTTCAAGTGTGGTTGATTGTGCTGAAGGGTACCCCCTCTGCTGGAGGGTACCCCCACGCAAGTTAGAATGGAGTATCATCTCCGGTGTGGCTTTCAGGGTAAAACTTCTTTATCTCTGTGCGGTTTTCGTCTTTTTTCTGAATACCAACATCAATATAAAAAACCCTTCCCTTCATGGGCGCGGATGGTGTGATAGGCCGCCCAGTCGCATCGGCAATGCGCTTCACGTTCTGCTGCGCGATTTTGGCCGTAGTCGGGTTGCTGTGCATGGTAAGAAACCAGTTCTTGCCAGCATAGCCCTTATGCTTGCCCTCTACGACTTCCAACGTAGCCACAAAACCAAGCAGTTGCCCTTCCTTCACATATGGTTCCTCTGAAGTCACCATTACCTTGTGAAGCCCTACAGGAAAGCCCTGCGGGTCAAAGCTAACGTCGTCTGTTGAAGAAAAACCGTAGTAGTTGTCATCGTAGCTCATTTTGTCATCTCCTCTTTGATGGCTTCATATTTTAGTGGTAGGTCTTTTGAGATTAACATGCGCCCGCCCCCCACATAAGAGGCGCTGTTGCCTGCTCGCACCACGGGGCGCGGTTCAGATGTTTTGCCTTCGTTCGATACTGAAAAGGCATAATCACAAAACAACACGGCATCCGCCCATTCCGTCACCTTTGCGGCCAGCCCCTTGCTCATTTTAAGCTGGTGGCGGCTAAACGGGTCTTGGTTTGGGATGTCTATGCTGCGTATTTCACTATGGCCTATCAGGATGGATGGGATTCCCTTCGCGAGGTAAATCGCATCGAGCCACTTAATGACGCTGATCGCGTCCCGCGCAGCCATCTCAACCCCTTTATTGAAAGCGAAAGCCTTGCAATCAGTGTCGTTAATAGACTTGGCGCGGTGGAGGTTGCAAAGCTTCGCCTGTGCCAGAGATTCTACCCAGTCGATAGAATCAATCACCAGCGTTCCACACTTAAAATCCGATGTGCGAATATGCTTCAGCCAAGCAATCAGTGAGTCATAGTCCGTGAGCCGTGGCGTTGCCCTAACCTTGCGGTCAAGGTATGATAACCCCCCCTCCACGTCCAGAAAGAAGGGGTCTGGAAATTGTGCAGCCAGGCGGCTCTTGCCTATCTTCGGCACACCGTAAATCACCAGCTTGGAAGGCATAGACTTGCTTTGCCCTATTTCGACTTCCTCAAACTTTATTGCGGTGTTTGGTTGCTCGCTCATATTTTTTGCTCCTTTACGCCCAAAGACTCTGACTTCTCAACGCGGTACCAGTTTGCTTTTGGCATGTGCTTTTTAATCAAAACCTTGTTCGGCTCTTTCTTAACCCTAACATATTCCTCCGGCAGAGCCTCAACATCATCAACCGCGATCCGCTCGCTTGTCTTGATATAAAAAGCCTCTGTAGTGGTGACGCCATTCAGGCGCATCCAGTCCAAAATATCGGCCTCAACCTTGGTTAAATGGGATGTTGCAGCGTCTTTGTTCTGCTTCGCCAAGTCAAAGTGGCGCTCTGCCCTAAGCAGGTTTTCCCGCGCCTCAAACAGCGCATCAATAAAGTTTTTCTCTGTTTCAGTAGTCATTGTTTAGTCCTTTCGTTCGTTGTTTTCGTCTGTAGTTTTTTATTGATGCGCTTAAAATAGTGGTATAGGCTTTTTCTGTAAACCAAAAAAAACAGCATTTTGCATTTTTGTTACAAAACCACGGCAACAGGGAGATTGTATGGGTAACAATACAAAGTTTAAGGCATATCGTTCGGCCGGAATGTGTGTAATACCGCTTCGCGGTGGCCGCCCTCTGGTTGAATGGTCGAGGTATTTTGAGGCGTTGCCGGAGCCTGTGGAGGTGGCAACGTGGAGCGCCGATGAAATGGCCATCCTCTGCGGCAAAGTCTCCGGCGTGGTGGCAGTTGATATAGACACGGATGATGGCGCGGCTCGCATCTACCAGCTCGCCGGAGCGACCACGGTGAGAAAGCGCGGAAGCAAGGGATTTACGGCGTTCTATAGGTGGAGCGGTGAGCGCTCCTGCGCGTGGAAGCGTGACGGCAAGGTGGTGTGTGAGCTTCTTAGCGATAAACGCCTTACCACCATCCCGCCCAGCCCGCACCGCGTTACAGGCGTTCCCTATGAGTGGATGGACGGCAACGGCCTGCTTGATGTGGAGAGCCTCCCAGCCCTGCCGGACGATTTCTGCACCATCATGGATGCGCTATTTCCCCGTCCCGTTCGTGTGGCTCCGGCTGTGGTGTATGACCGCGATTTTGACGAGGTTTCGCTTAATGAAGCGGCAGAAATGCTGGATTACATTAGCAGCGACTGCCCGCGTGATGAGTGGATTACCATAGGCATGGGGCTGCGCGACGAGTTTGGCGATGCGGCCTGCAACCTGTGGCACGATTGGAGCGCTCGTGCAGGCAAGCGGTACAACCGCGCCGATGCTCAGGCCTGCTGGCGCTCTTTTGATAGCACTGGCGTTACCATTGCAACCATCGTGCAGCGTGCTCGTGCCGGTGGATGGCTGCCACGCCCAAAAAAAGAGGCTGAAGAGGAGCCAGAAGATTTCAAGGTGTATTTTGACTATGTCGCCGCCCTTGCCGCGCCACAACAGAAGGAAGAAGAAGCCCCCAACCCTGAAATAGCTATTGGCGGCCTTGTTGGGCGCATCGCCGATTGGATAACTGAAACAGCCATCATTCCCCAGCCGGTGCTTTCTTTGGCTGCTGCCATATCCTTCGTGGGAATGATGAAAGGCAGGCGCGTTCGTGGCGTTCGTAATCTCCGCACCAATGTGCTTTGCATGAGCCTTGCCCCCACCGCCGCCGGAAAAGAGCACCCGCAACAGGCTATTGATGCGCTCGCAGAAGCCTGCGGCCTCGGTCAAAACATGATGGGTAGGCCTACCAGCGGCACAGCCCTTCTTACCGGCCTCAATAAGGCTGGTTGCCGTGCCATGCTTTCCATAGACGAGCTAGGCCGATTCCTTGGCAATATCGCCATGAAAAGCGCCGGAGGCTATCAGCGTGAGATAGTCGATTACATCATAGAGCTTTACGGGCGCTCCGGCGGAACCTTCAGGGGCAGGCAGTACGCCAACGAAAAGCTGAACCCTCAAGTTATTCTTGAGCAGCCACACCTATGCGTGCTCGGCTCCACCATTCCAGAGCGCCTACAGGCCGCCTGCACAAGCGATGAGATAGTCGATGGCTTCCTCAACCGCTGGCTTGTCTTTGCCACGTCCCAGCGGCCAGAAAAACAGAAAGGAAAAGGCCTAACAACACCACCAGGAGCATTGGTTGATGAAGTCAATTCATGGCTGGCACGCCATGAGGGGCTTTCTGACCACTACGGCAAGCCGGAGCCTGCAAAAATATTCATGACACCCGAAGCATGGGACGTGTTTTGCGATTTTGAAAACCAGATGAAGAAAAAACTGGATTCGGAGCCATACCCACAAAACATGCTTTACGCCCGCGCTGACGCGCATGTTGAAAAACTGGCTATGATACTAGCAGACGATGGCATCATAGGCCTTGGTGAGCTTTCCACGGCAATTGGCATCGTTTCCAGATCAAACATGTGGATGCTCAATTTCGTCTCCGGCATCCATGGCAGCGACCATGAACGCAACGTGATGTTCGTGCTCGATACCATCCGCCGAGCTGGCGGCAGTATCTCCAGAAACGTGTTGACCCAGCAAACCAGACGCTTGACGAATCGTGACCGCAAAGATATTGTTGAGCAACTCATTGAAAGCGAACAGCTTTTTGTCAACCGCTCCGGCAAAA